ACTCGTTATGGAGTACTGAGATAGACTACAAGAATGTAATAGACACACTCATTCTGTCTCGCCTGTACAATCCTGAGAGGCAAGGTGGTCACTCTCTTAACAATTGGGGGCAACTACTACAATATGATAAGATAGACTATCATGAGTTCTCTCAGTACTCACAAGAAATGTTAGAGTATTGTGTACGTGACGTACTTCTTACTGAGAAGGTATACAAGCGACTAGTACAAGAAGGTAAGCAGTTCTCTGACAAAAGTGTAGAGCTAGAGCATCAGATAGCACACATCATACATCGACAGAAAGAACACGGTTTCTTTGTAGACAAGCGTAAAGCTGTAGCTCTATTCGCAGAAACCAAACAAAGAGCTATCTCAATAGAGAAAGAGATTAAGAAACATTTTCTTCCTAGAGCTAAGTTACTTAGAGAGGTTGTACCAAAGTATAAGAAGAATGGTACACTAGCCAAGACAGGTCTATCCTCTGTAGAAAATGTAAGTGGTAACTTCTCTCTGATAGAGTTTAAAGATTTTAATCTAGCTAGTCCTAAACAGATTATAGAGCGTCTTGATGAGTACGGATGGAAGCCTAAAGTCTTTACACCTAAAGGATCACCTAAAGTATGCGAAGAGAATTTAGCTACTGTAGTGAATACGGCTCCAGAAGCAGCTAAGAAGCTAGCAGAGTGGAAGATGTTAGAGACACGCTGGAAGACCGTAGAAGCATGGTTAGAGAATTTAGACAACAACAATAGATTACATGGTACAGTACATACTATGGGTGCAGTTACAGGACGTATGACTCATTCTAATCCTAACATGGCTAATATTGTCTCAGTAGATAAACCATATGGTACAGAGTGCAGAGCTTGTTTTACTGTACCTGACAGTTTCCACAGAATAGTTGGTATGGACGCTAAAGGTTTAGAGCTACGTATGTTAGCACACTATATGCGTGATCAAGAGTATATGGACATTGTGGTTAATGGTGATCCACATGAGACTAATAGAATAGCCGCTGGATTAAGTACTCGCGCTCAAAGTAAGACGTTTATATATGCATTTCTTTATGGCGCTGGTGCTGAGAAACTAGGTAGCGTTGTAGGCGGTACAGCTAAAGACGGTGCTAGATTAAAGAGAGATTTCTTAGCTAATATGCCATCACTGGATGCCTTAATAACTAAGGTACAAGGTATGGCAGAGAAAGGTTCGTTACAGGGTTTAGATGGAAGGAGAATATATGTTAGACATCAACACGCAGCACTAAACACTCTATTACAGGGTGCAGGAGCAATATCTTGTAAGCAATGGTCTATCTGTATGGAAAATTTTATACATAAAGAGAAGCTACGTGCCTACTTGGTCAACACAATTCATGATGAGATGCAGTTTGAAGTTCATCAAAATGATGTTGATAAAATAAAAGAAGGAGCAGACTTGACAATGCTTGAAGCAGGGCGTATGCTCAAGGTTCGGTTGCCCTTGAATGCTGACAGTAAGGTTGGCGCTAATTGGGCTGAAACACATTAAATAGGAAAAAAATGATATGGCTAATCTACCAAAAATGATTATTAAAGGCGTAGGACAATGGGCGTGTGTTCACGAGATTAATGATATGTCGAAAAAGTACCAGATTGATATCTGTCAGTTAGGTAAGAAGGATATTGAAGCACTTGAAAAAGCAGGTGTTGAAGTTAAAGAAGGTACTGGTGACAAAGAAAGTAAAGGTAGGTACGTAATTGCTAAGACGATACGCGCTCCTAAAGTTATAGACTCGTCTAAACAAGTATGGCCGCCTAAAATCAAAATTGGTAATGGAAGCACTGTTAAATGCTCTGTTCATCCTTTTGATTGGGTATATAAAGGAAAGTCTGGTAGAAGTCTTTCACTTAATACTGTAATGGTAGTAGATTTTCAAGACTACGTTGGTGATGATGATCTAGAAGAAGAAGATGGTTATGTTTTAAACAACTTAGACATTAACGATACAGTAGAAGATTTGTAGAGTTATAGACTAAGTACAATAGTAGGGGTCATCTTGTAATAAGAGATGAAACATCTAGTAACGAGGGTCGGGGTTGCTAGATACTATGAAAGGCATGGAAGGTGAATACTAAAAGTGTGACCTTTTAGTAAAGTACGTCACAGTATTTAACAAACGGTTCAATTCCGTTTCCTTTCACATAATTCAAAACAGGAGTGTACGTCACGGTTAAGCTAGTAACCTGTATAAACTAAGACGCTAGTAGGTTAGGGGATGCCTTCATTAGAAGTTCCCCACTTATTTTAAGGAGAACTTATGCCGCTACCACGTAAGAAGAAAAAGATAAACACGTTGATAGAGGATATACATCATCTATTACAGCATGGTAAAGAAGAGTTAGATCAAGATAATCTAAAAGAGTTTCTTAGCGTAATGCAAGAAGAGGTAGAACGTTTTCTACAACCCTATGAGGGAGAACGTAAGCGTTTACGTCTTTCTGCTGTAGGTCGAACTGATCGTAAACTCTGGTACGAGATCAATGATCCTATACCACGTAAAGAAACACCACAGTTACGTATGCGCTTCTTCTATGGACATATACTAGAAGCTCTTCTTCTGTATCTTGCTACAGAGGCAGGACATAAAGTAGAGCAAAAACAAGCTGAAGTTGTAGTAGAAGGTATCAAAGGACATATAGATGCTGTTATTGACGGTGTACTAGTAGACGTTAAGTCTGCATCCGACTATGGCTTTAAGAAGTTTAAGGACGGCAATCTAGTAAACGATGATCCTTTTGGTTACATTGCACAGATAAGCTCTTACATGGAAGGTATGGAACTAGAAGAAGGAGCTTTCTTTACCATTAATAAGAATAGTGGTGATTTATGTCTACTACAAATGGATGAGCTAATGACTATAGACGCTCCTGCTAGAATACGACATATAAAGAAAGTAATAGACTCTAAAGAAATTCCAGATAAATGCCATCAAGATAAACCTGAAGGTGCTAGTGGTAACAGAATAATAGATAAAGGTTGCTCTTTCTGTGACTACAAATACAGATGTTGGGCAGACTCTAATGATGGCGTAGGATTACGAACATTTAAATATTCTAATGGATGGAAACACTTCACTAAAATATTAAAAGAACCTAATGTAGTAGAAGTGTTATAGAGATTAATGGAGAGATGAGATGGAATATTCTAAATTAAAATTAGCTTGGTGCAAATTTCATAAAGCTAACCCTTCAGTGTATGCCTTGTTTAATAAGTTTACTTTTCAAGTTATTGCAAGAGGGCATAAACATTACAGTTCCAAAGCTATTTTTGAAAGGATCAGGTGGCATACGGATGTAGAGACTGTAGAGAATATAGAGAACGAAGGTTTTAAGATTAGTAACAACCATACAGCATACTATGCTAGGTACTGGATGCATCGTAATCCAGAACATGCTAGTTTCTTTAGGCAAAAACGTTTAAAAAGTGATAATGTAACATGAGTAAGATAGTACAAGCACACGCTCCTTGCACTGATTGCGGGAGTAGTGACGCTCTAACCATATACGAGGACGGGTCTTTCTGTTTCTCTTGTAGAAAAGTACGTAAGGACGGTGAAGTCATGGAGCTAGAAGAAGCTATCAAAGTAACCACTAAAAACAGTACTCTTACTGTAGGTCAAACACAAGAACTAAAGCGTAGGCAAATAAGCAAGTCTACTGCACACAAGTACAGTGTTACTGTTTTAAACGATAAGCACTACTATCCGTACTTTAACTCTTGGAACGAACACGTAGCCAACAAAGTACGAGGAGCTAACAAGTCTTTCTCTGTTGAGGGAGACATACGACAGTCAGGTCTATTTGGTCAGCAACTCTTTAAGAAGGGTGGTAAGTACATCACTCTGTGTGAGGGCGAATTAGATGCTCTATCAGCGCATGAGATGTTTGACAGTAAATGGCCCTGCGTAAGTATTAAGACAGGTGCGGCAGGAGCCTGTAAGGACGTTGAAGACAACTACGAGTATCTCATGAGCTTTGAGAATATTATCATATGCTTTGATAACGATAAAGTCGGTATAGAGAATGCTCGTAAGGTAGCTGAAGTATTATCACCTAAAGCTAAGATCATGAACATGCGCTACAAGGATGCTTCTGAGTATCTCATGGAGTCTAAGCAGACTGAGTTCTCTTCTGATTGGTGGAACTCCGATAGTTTTACACCTGACGGTATAGTAGCTGGCACAGACCTATGGGAAACTCTCATTAAAGGGCCAGAGAAGTCTGTTGTAGATTATCCGTTTGCTGGACTAAACAACATGACCTATGGAGTTCGTAAGGGTGAGTTAGTAACTATCTGCGCTGGTACAGGTATAGGTAAATCTAGTTTTCTACGTGAGATTATCTATCACATCTACGGCAAGACTGACGAGAACATAGGGCTTATGTTCATGGAAGAAAGTGTTCGTACCACTGCTGAGAGCTTGATGGGTCTACATCTCAATAAGCCTTTGCATCTTCCTGATGTGGTTTATGAGGATGAGGAGTACGAGAAAGCCTTTAAAGAAGTACTAGGCTCTAATCGTTTCTTCTTCTTTGATCACTTTGGCTCTAATACAATAGAGAACATCATCTCTAGAATACGTTATCTTGTTAGAGCATTAGGATGTAGATACATTGTATTAGATCATATCAGTATACTAGTGAGTTCACAAGAGAACTCTATGGACGAGAGAAAGACCATTGACTCTTGCGTGACTAAACTACGTACACTTGTACAGGAATTAGGTATCTGTCTCTTTATGGTATCTCATCTACGTAGACCTTCTAGTGGTTCACATGAGACAAATACTGCTGACGTTGGTCTAAATGACATACGAGGATCACACAGTATAGGTCAGTTAAGTGACATAGTTATAGCTCTAGAGCGTAACGGACAAGCGGATTGCATCATAGAGAGACACACAACCTATGCCAGAGTAATAAAAAATAGATTTAGTGGGTTGACAGGACAGTGTACTAAGTTGTACTATGACTACGATACAGGACGTATCACAGAAGCTGAGTTGTTATATAATAAAGTAGAGGAGTTATAATGTATGGTTGCAAGATACCGATCTAGATTTGAAGCAGACTTCTCTAGAGATTTAAGAGAAAGAGGTATTAAGGCTACCTATGAGCCTACTAAGATACTCTATGTTCCTAAACCTAGAAACTATACTCCTGACTTCTATCTGATGGAGTATGGCTTCTACATAGAAACTAAAGGGTATCTTACCTCTCTAGATAGAACTAAACATAAACTTATTAAACAACAACATCCTGATATTGATATACGTTTTATATTTCTTAACGCACGTAACAAACTACATAAACACTCTAAGACTACTTATGGTGCTTGGTGCGACAAATATGATTTTATGTACGCAGAGAAAAGGATGCCTGAAGAATGGATGAAGAAGACGATAGTAAAATAGAAAGTAAAGTTCTAGACAGTGTACAAGCTCTAGAGAAGATACTAGATAAAGCCTCTGAAGAAAGTAATGAAGAGGGTACAACTAGTGTAGCTATCATGCTAGAAGAAGTGTTAGAGAATGATGGAGAGTGCCACGGTAACTTTAATGTATCTATCTTTGACTTTACTAGAGAGACTGAGGCTATGGCTACAGGCGGTGTGTTAGAGCCTTCTATTAGTACTTGCGTAGCCTATGGTCTGCTATCTCTTCTAGAGAAAGACACAGAAAAGATTGTCTCAGAGGGCTATAAGTTTCTAACTGAGAAAATTAAAGATGAAATAAATAAGAAAAAAGAAGCACCTGTTGTCTATTTTGCAGATTACAAGAAAAGCGTAGACACAGAAACAATAGATTTACCATTGACCTCTAAGATGAAATTTGGTATAAAAGAAGAAGAACCAGATGAAGGAACGTAACTTTTGAATAATAACTTTGATAAGGATGTTAATCATCCTGCACACTACAACTTAAATGAATACGGCATTGAATGTATAGATGCTATTCAAGCTTCTATGACTCTTAGTGGTTTTGAAAACTATCTAAAAGGTAACATCATTAAGTACTTATGGCGTTGTAACTATAAGGGTAACAAACTAACAGATCTACATAAGGCTAAATGGTATCTAGCTAAGTTAATACATATACAAGAAGAAGATGATGATGATAATGGAGAAAAGGTAGTAGTTACTGATCAAATGGATATGTACGCTGATCTAGAAAAAACATTAACCAATACTACTACTACTAACTTTAATGTTACAGTAGGTGCTGCATGAGTGTACCCTTTGATGGTTATCAATCCTTTATCTACAAGAGTCGTTACGCACGTTGGGATGACACAGAAGCAAGACGAGAGAACTGGTCTGAGACAATAGATCGTTATCTTACCTTTATGTCTAATCACGTAAACAGTTTAGAAAGTAAGACTAAAGGTTCTTGGAATAACTTTGAAGAGTCTTTTTCTAAGATACGAGGTATGATAGAGAAGCAAGAAGTAATGCCATCTATGAGAGCTTTAATGACTGCTGGTCCTGCTTTAGCTAGAGAAAACATATCTGGTTATAACTGCTCATATCTTCCTATAGATAATCCACGATGCTTTGATGAAATACTATATATATTAATGAATGGTACAGGCGTAGGTTTCTCTGTAGAACGTAACGCTGTTAACAATCTTCCTGATATTCCTGATGAGTCATTTCAATACACTAATGATCTTATCTCGGTAGCAGATAGTAAGACAGGTTGGGCTAGAAGTCTACGTGATCTTATCAGTATGTTATATACTAGTCGTATACCTAGAATAGACTACAGCAACATACGTCCTGCAGGAGCAAGACTTAAAATCTTTGGTGGTAGAGCTTCTGGCCCTGAACCACTAGAAGACTTATTTAAGTTTGTAATAAGTATCTTTATAGACGCTAGAGGTCGTAAGCTCTCTTCTATTGAATGTCACGATATCGTCTGTAAGATAGGTGACGTTGTAGTCTCTGGCGGTGTAAGACGCTCTGCTTTGTTGTCACTAAGTGATCTGTACGATGATCGTATGCGTCACGCTAAAGCAGGAGAGTGGTATCTAACAGAGCCTCAGAGAGCATTGGCTAACAACT